GTTGTCTTTGATGCCTTCTTTGGCGGAAATAATCCTCCCGAGTTTTCGGGAACACGGACTGTTAACCGTTATTGGAAGAACATTGTAGGCACTCGCACTCCTGGGTTTAGGCGGATTAGGGGCCGTCGTCTACCGATTAATGACGTAGACATCACCATCATCGAAACCAGAGATGATCCGTCGTACTACTATCTGACGGAGCCCACGGTACCAGTAAACAACCGCTGGTACTATGGAACATCTACTGGCACGTACTATGACGTACCACCGCTGCCGTCTTTTGACAGCAATGTAACAAACAGATGTCTTTCTAAAGCTGAAGAGCGTGCTGGAATGGACATTCAAGCCAACATAGCGCAGGATGTGGCACAATTTGGCCAGTTGAACCGTCTTATTGGCGGAACAGCTAGACGAATCGCTACATCCATACACGCTGTGAAAGCGAGAAACTATTCTGCTGCGGTCAAAGCGCTGACGGAAGACCCTCATAAGTATCATGGATTAAGAAAGCGACTAACCCCAAAACAGAGTGTAGCTGATAATTGGCTAGCTCTGCAATACGGTTGGAAGCCCTTGCTCCAGGATATAGATGGACTTATGAGGCTCCTATCACAAATTGTGACAGGTGGTCCTCAGGTGGTTCGCGTTAAAGCACGGGCAGAGGGCGAAAAGCGCTATACCTACGAACAAGGTCCATTCGTTGCTGGTCAAAAACCGGTACTGATGGAGGTTATGAGAAAAGACCAATGCAAGATCAGTCTTTCTTATACCTATAGCAGTCACTTAGTAACCTACCTGCAGCAAGTGGGTTTCACAAATCCAATAAATTTGGCTTGGGAAATCCTGCCTTACTCATTTGTTGTGGATTGGTTCGTACCGATAGGACCTTACTTGTCGAGCATTTCTGCTTATCAAGGCTTGGTCTTATTGAATGCGTGCCAGACACAATATGTGGATGAGGTTATTTCTGGTCGATTTCAGCAATTCGGGACATCTTTTGGGTTCACGCTTGAGAAGGGCGGAAGCTATTTTCGGCACGCAGTGATAATTAAACGGAGGAGTTTACTTAACTTCCCCGTGAAAGAATTGCCGCATGTCAAGAATGGTTTTTCCGTCGGTCATTCGCTCAATGCAATAGCCTTGATGACTACCGCGTTTAAACGCTGAGACGATCTTCCTTCAATGTAACACAATTACTAAGAAAGGCAACCTATGTCTGCATTAGCAAACATTAAAGCAACGAGTATCTTGAATGCCACCGGTGGTGCTATCGCTTTTACGAATAGTGCTACCGTTGGATATAACAAGACGTTCGTCCCCGATGGTCCGATTGCACCGGGGGTACAGCAGTATAGTGAGCGCTCCGGCTCTTACCCTATTGCGTTTCCGAAGTACACGATAAGCGTGACTCGCCCTAAGGCGGGTTCGCGCGTATTTCGTATTAAGGAAAAGGTGGTCGTCCCTACGTTAAATGTAACTTCCCCGACTACAGGTTCCGGTATTCAGCCGTTGCCC